GGTAATACAGTAAATTTTCAAACGGTTAATGCTACAGCAACTACTCTTACAACAGTATCAAGTCAAAGTATAAATTTTCATAGCACTATATCTACTTGGTACAAGGTTGGTCAATTAAGATGGTTAGCAAACTATACTAATGCAACGAGTGGTGTACGTACATATACTATATTCGATGTTAACGCTACAACAATGGCCTTTTCTTCTATAAGCACTACTACTATATTATTTACTGGTTTAGTAAACTTTATAGGTTCAGTTGCTAATCAGGTAGACGCTTCTACTAATGCTACCATAGGTGTTATAAGTTTTGGAAGTCCAGCACAATTAAATACAATTGGTTTATCTACAAATGGTCAAATATTAGGTTTTGGTTCGCCAATTGCAATGTCACCAAATGCGGCTATAAGTGAAGCTTTTTTAAATACAGATACTTCTACTCAATCAGTTTTAGCATTTACTAACACTTCTCTTCAATACAGAAATTATCAAATTAATGCAGCTTCAACAGATCAATTTAAGTATGTGGGCCTTGCAACCGCAAATGATACTACATCTCCAGCAAATGTTGCTACAAACGGAGTTTTGGGTGGATACAGTGGTTTATCTATAGGACAACAATTATATGCAAATGTAACTGATGGAAGTATAACAACTGCTGTTACAAACGTAACTGTTGGATATGCTTTAACAAGCACTCAAGTTTTAATTAAAGGAGTTAATGTATAATATTATGGCAATTATTAATTTTAAAAATTTAGAAGAATGTAAAGAATATGTTAAAGAAAAACTAAAAGAAACTGATTATGTTACTTTAATTGATGTTAAAGATAAAATATCTAATTATAATGACTTTATTCAGTATCGTTCTTTATTAAGAGATTATTTATTTAACCCATCATTTAATCTAACTTTAAATGAACCAGACCCTATTTGGATAAATTCTTAATTTTTATTAAAAATTAGACTTATTTAATAATGCCTAATTATCTAGTATAATAGTTAATTATGCCATTAAAAAAGATACCATTACCTCCAGGCTTTGATAAGAATGATACAGCTTCTCAAGCAGAAGGTCGTTGGATTGATGGGGATAATGTCCGTTTTCAATATGGATCTCCTGAAAAAATAGGAGGTTGGTCACAGATTAGTACATCTACTTTAGTAGGTGTAGGCAGAGATATTCATTCTTTTTTTGATTTAACAAATAGACGTTATGTAGCCATTGGCACAAATAAAATATTATATGTTTATTTTGATGGTGCATTTTATGACATTACACCATTAGGAACAGCCTTAACAAGTTGTACTTATACATCAATTACAGGATCTGCAACAGTTACAATTAATAAAGCAGGACACGGTTTATTAGTTGGAGACTTAATTAAATTTTCAAGTGTAACAACACCAGGACCAACTACAACAAGTTTTACATCTGCAGATTTTACAACTAATACTTTTGAAGTAAAAACAGTTCCAACTACGGGAACTTTTACTATTACTATGCCTGTTACAGAAACAGGAACAGGAGTTACTGCAGGGGGGACAATTACAACAAACCCTTATGTTACTGTTGGACCTCTTCTTTCTACATTTGGTTATGGATGGGGAGCAGGTACGTGGGGGTTATCTACTTGGGGTACTGCAAGAACAAGTTCTAATACAGATATTGATGCAGGAAACTGGTCATTAGATAATTTTGGAGAATTATTAATTGCAACTATTAAAAATGGTTCTACTTATAAATGGGACCCAAATGCTGGTGCAGGAGTTGCAACACGTGCAACTATTATTGCAGGAAATCCAACCGCAACGGTATTAACAAGAGTTTCAGATCGAGACAGACATTTAGTTCATTTTGGAACTGAAACAATTATTGGAGATCCTACATCTCAAGATCCAATGTTTATAAGATTTTCTGATCAAGAAGATATTGAAATGTATGAACCAACTTCTACAAACACAGCAGGAACATTTAGATTAGATAATGGTAGTAAAATTATAGCTGCAATTAAAGGTAAAGATTATATATTAGTTTTAACAGATGAAGCTGCTTATACGATGCAGTTTGTAGGACCTCCTTTTACATTTACTATTCGTCAAGTCGGATCTAACTGCGGTTGTATTGGACAACATGCGGCAATTTTCGTAGATGGTGCTGTATATTGGGTAGGTGACTCTGGTAATTTCTTTGTGTTTGATGGAACAGTTAAAACACTTCCTTGTACAGTAGATGATTTTGTATTTACAACAAATGGAGATAGTTTGGGTCTTAATTTTATACAAGGAGATGTAATATTTGCAGGACACAACAGTTTATTTAATGAAATTAATTGGTTTTATGTTAAAGCAAATTCTACAGAAATAGATAGAGTAGTTTCTTATAACTATGAAGATAAGGTATGGTCAACAGGTACACTTGCAAGAACAACTTATGAAGATGCTCACGTTTTTGAAAGACCTGTAGCAACCCAATACATTTCAACTTTAACTCCTACTACTCCAACAATTAATGGAGTAAGTAATGGCGGTAGTTATGTATTTGAACACGAAATAGGTGTTAATGAAGTATTAAATCTAACCTCTGTTAATACAACTAGCTTTGTTATTCCAGCTTATATTAAATCAGGTGATTTTGATTTAGATATTGATGGAGATGGTGAATACTTTATTAAAATTAGAAGATTTATTCCTGACTTTAAATATTTAGAAGGTAATACAAAAGTAACTTTATTCTTTAAAGCTTATCCCGCAGATTCAACCACGGCTCAGGGATTAACTACTATTGGTCCATTTACAATATCTTCAACAACAGATAAGATAGATACACGTGCAAGAGGAAGACTTGCTAGTATTAAAATTGAAAATGATGCAATAAATGATAACTGGCGTTATGGTGTATTTAGAGTAGATATACAACCAGACGGCAGAGGCGGAAGTACTCCACAAACATAATGGCTAAAATAAATCTTTATATACCAGAACCACCACAGGATTATACTGTGGAAAGTTTAAGACAAATTAATCAAGCATTAGAAACATTAAAAGACCAATTAAACTTTTCTTTTCAAGAAGAATTAAAACAAGAAGTAGAAAGAAACATTTGGTATAGTATGAGGTTTGGCTGCTAATGAGTTGTGATAATGTAAATGTTGGTAATGGTCAGTTAATTACAATCGGTGGTAATAACGTTGATGCATTTGGAAGATTAAGAGTTTCTAATCCACTTACAATCTTTGATAGTAAAAGTATTATGTCAAAGAATACTTTATTTGATGAATCTACTGCAAATGGTGGAAGTGTTACTTATACATCTAATAAATCTACAGTTAATTTAAATGTAACGGAGGCAGCGGGATCTAAAACAATAAGACAATCTAAAAGAGTTATGTCCTATCAACCAGGTAAATCATTACTTATTTTTAATACATTTGTAATGAATACTTTGACTGCAAATTTAAAACAAAAGGTTGGATTGTTTGATGCAAATAATGGAATATTTTTTACAGCAGATGGAACAACACTTAAAATAGTAAGAAGAACTTATACATCAGGTGCAGCAGTTGATACTGAAATATCACAATCTAGTTGGAATGGAGATAAGTTAAATGGAACAGGTTCTAGTGGATTTACATTAGATCCAGCGACATCTAATATATTATTTATAGATATTGAATGGTTAGGAGTTGGATCTGTTAGAGTTGGATTTGTTATTAATGGTCAATTAATTACAGCACATACTTTCTATAATGCTAATAGTTTAACAACTGTTTACATGCAAACAGCCAATCTTCCAATTCGTTATGAGATTGAAAGAGCTGGAACAATAGCGTCTGGTACTTATACATTACAACAAATATGTTCTTCTTGTATTTCTGAAGGTGGTTATTCTCCACAAGGATTAGAAGAAATGATTGGAACAGGTACAGTTAGTGCTGGTGTAAATTTAACAACAGCAAATACTTATTATAATATTGCAACAATTAGAATTAAAACAGGAAGACCTTATGCAGTTATAGTTCCATCTGGAGTAGATGTTTTAAACATATCTAATGGAGATTTTGAATGGGGACTGTTTGTTAATGCTACACCATCTTCTGCATTTTCATATACAAGTTTTAGTGATAATGTAGAACGTGATTTAACTACAATTGATTTAACTACATTAGGAACAAGAATTGCTGGGGGATATTTGGGAGGTAAGACTGCTCCATTTACTTTAGGCGGAGATTTTATAGCTTTTGCAAATCAACTTGGACAAACTATTGCAGGTGTGTCAGATACTTTAACTTTAGGTGTAAGACCAGGAACAGCTAATGGAGATGTGTCTGGTTTATTAAAATGGTATGATTTAACATAATGGCTAATTATTATAAAAACGCATTCTACGATCCTACAACAGTAGCAGTGACTTCTGTATATGTTTGTCCATCTAATTCAAGAGCAATCATACAAAACATTCAAGTTACAAATGAATCTGGATCTAAAATATTAAAAGCTTCAATTATAGATTCATCAGTAAGTACAACTTATCAAATAGCTTATGCTAGTATAACAGGTCCAACTATTTGTAATATTGCAAATGGTCCAATTATATTAGAAGAAAGTGATTCTATACTATTGCAAACTAATGATACCACTGCTATATCTGCCGTATTATCTATATTAGAAATGAATAGAAACGATCAAAACGGTTAATGGCTAGAAAAGTAAGTAATGGGTCTGGTTCTTTTATTAAGCGTACTAATAAAAAAAGACCTAGAAGACATTCAAAAAGTCCAAATAAAAGAAACGATAGAAAAGAATATCGTGGACAAGGAAGAAGATAATCTATATATTAAAATTTATGATTTTGTATTTTGATGAAAAAGACGAAGTTCAATTTTATGCAATGAAAAAAAATGTTCTTTCAAGTGAAGAATGTAAAAAAATAATAGAAATTGCTAAAAATAAAAGTTTTGAAAAAGGAATAGTTTTTAACAAAGAAAATTACCAAAATGAAAGAGAGAGTAATATTTGTTGGTTGGATCAAACGGATGATCTAAACTGGTTATTTACAAAAATAGCACAAGCATGTTTAGAAATAAATAAATTATGTTTTAGGTTTGATTTAAATGGAATTTCAGAATCATTACAATTTACAAATTATAAAGCACCTTCTGGTAAATATGGTAAACATATTGATTGTGGAGGACCAGTAATTCCAGTAAGAAAACTATCTATATCTATTCAACTTACAGAATCTAAAGAATACGAAGGAGGTGAACTTGTTATTTACGGTTCAGAAAAACCAACCATAATGGAAAAAGAACAAGGATCTTTAATTGTATTTCCTTCATATGTATTACATGAAGTAAAACCTGTAACAAAAGGGGAAAGAAACTCTTTAGTTTGTTGGATAACAGGAAAACCATTTAGATAATTATGTTTTATATTTTACTTTTATTAAGTATAGTTTTTTCATTTATTATAGGGTATAAATATGGAAAAAAATCTAAAGAATTTAAAATTACATATGAGAAAGAGAGCATTAAATAATGTCACAAAAAACTACAATAATTGACGGAGTTGAAGTTCCAATACTACCTGCAAAAGCTGAAGAAACAATTAAAAATAAAGTTACTGGACAAACTTATTCAAATTTAGAAGAATTTCATGCAGACGTAGCAAATCCTAATACACCTACAAAAGCAGAAGATTTACAACAAGATCTTAAAATAACAGTTGCATCTTTGACAGTATTTGGTAAAACAAAAGAATAACTTAAATTTTATAAAAAATGTCGGTATATGAAAAACCAATTAGTTTATATGTTGGTACTCCAGTCCATTCAGATGTAAATATTAATTATTTTGTTTCTTGTTTAAATTTACAAAGAGAATGTATAACACATGGTATTACAATTCATATACAGTGCACAAAAAGTAGTTTAGTTACACAAGGAAGACAGTTAATTGTATCTGATTTTTTAAATAGTGGTGCAAGTCATTTACTTTTTATAGATTCTGATATTTCGTTTAGTGTTGACACTATTAAAAAAATGCTTGCTGCTGATAAAGATATAATACTTACACCTTATCCTGTAAAAGATTTTAATTCTGAAAAAGTAATTAAAAAAATGAAAGAAGGTAGTAAATTAGATTTAAAATTAATTGCTAATCAATATACGGTTGGTTTAATAAATAATTTACTAAGCGTTGATAAAGGTATTGCAGAGATAGAACGAGGGCCAGCAGGGTGTATGTTAATTAAAAGAGAAGTTTTTGAAAGATTAATAGAAAAGTATCCTAATCGTATAATCAAACAACATGTGCTAATCGGAGGAAAAGCTGTTTTAAAAGAAAATTTATATAATTTTTTTGACACTTTTTGGAATGAAAAAGATAATACTTATACAGGTGAAGACTTTTATTTTTGTAAATTATGTACAGACATTGGATTTAAAATATATGCTTTAGTAGATGAATATATTACACATCATGGAGATTTTGGTTACACAGGTAGATTAATAGATGATTTTTATTTAATGAACCCTTCTATATCCACTGATACAAAAAA